GGACACCAATGCTTGAGACTCTGGAGATGGATGAGCGCTGAGCATCCTCTGGCAGATCACCAGCCCCTAGGCGTTCACGTATAGCGCGCTCGAGCTCATCATCAGGAGTGAGTAAGCCAGACTGCACAAGACCAGGGAGCATTCCGAGGCTATCAGCCAAGTCATCAGTATCAAGACCAGTATGTGTGAGACGTGGGAGCTTACTTGGATCAATGCAACCATAATTCCACCTGATCAAGCGACCTATGGTCCCACCTCCACGCCGATCAACACCGCTCACCTGTGAGGCTATCAAATCACATAGATTGATAGCTGCACGCCTAAACACACTTAAGTGGATCTCACCTACTGAGCGCGCGCCGGTCTCTGTGTTCCCAAGGTCAGCGAATTGAGTTAAGAAGGCCGCTGCAATCTGTGAGTCACATTTGGTTATGATATTGATGGGCCCATCGGCATAGAGATTAGGTGTGGCCGCGTATGTGTCAAACTTCACCGCCGGATTCTCTACAAGATAGCTCTGCTCAGCGCTGATGAATGCTTGAGCCTGAGACTCTGCATCATTGATCATAGCGTCTATGTCACCATCACTTAGACCAATAGCCTCAGCCTGTGAACGGTCCACAACCACTTTAGGAGATGGCACTGCCCACCGATCGAGCCCAACGCACATCAGGTTAGCCACACGCTGCTTAGTTCTCCACCACCACCACACAGGGCGAAGCATACCAACGCCCTCAAAGTTTGAGCCTGTCTTATTAAGGGTGAGCAAGAGTAGTTTATTAGCTGGGATCGGCTCAGGTACTTTACCCACACCTACAGTGTTTTGAAGCACACCATCAAGACGTTGATTATCTCGGCTTAACCACTGAGAGTGGGCTGATGGTTCACGGTCGGCATAGTGGCTGAGCCATACTCTGATTGATCCTTGAGAGTCTGGCCCTACTTTGTAGACCTCCTCTGCATAGCGATAACCTAGCGGTATAAACTCCCATAGGTAAGCTAGTTGTTCCTCCCAGCTCACAGACATCTGCCCAGAGTAGCCATCAAGCCCCCAACATTCATTTGCGAATCTGGCGAGCTCCTCAGCCACTCGATCACCCTCGACACCTGGCACAAAACGCCACGACGCTGAGAGCAAGGTCTGCCTGAGCATGTGCCATGATCGCCTAACTATGGGGTCAGTCCGCATCATCTCTTCAGCCTCAGATACCCAATTCAGCCCAGTGAGCTGTGGATTGTTCTCTTTGCCTGTGATGTTACCACCACTCAACTGAGTGCCTGAGATGCCCTTGATTCCAAAGCGTGGATGTTGAGCTCTGAGGTGTCTAGGTGGCCTTTGTGTGTCTGTCATGTGGACCCCTATGAGCCTAAATGAGTTAGGCGATTATAGGCGATCATATAGATTTTAATCCTCCCTGTCCACAGGTTCAATTGTGGGGAGCCAATCTTCGACAATGGGGTGAAGTATTACCTCGTCAGGATCTCTCGTCTTAATCGGTCCTTGACCTGAAAATATGGATAGCTTGTCGATTACCGCTGTCTGTAGTTCACTGATCTGCTCACGGCTCAACTGTACTTGGATCTGTGCGTCTCTCAGTCTGCCGATCAGCGCCGCTCTGTCAGCGTTGGCTGCTGATAGTTTGTCTTTGAGCTCCTCAACTTCTGAAGGGTCACGCCCTGACGCTATGGCCATCATTGAAGAGATGGAGCCTGTGATCATCCCGAGGATTCCCACCAGCACATCACGATTCTTTTCCACTATCTCAACATAAGTGAGAAAGAGGACAAGACCCACCACCAAGACCATAAAGAAGACGCTAAACCACCAACCTCTCTTAGACTTAATCTCTGAGGTAAGCTCCTTCTGTGTCTTCTTAGTATTTGGGGCCATACCACAACCTCACCATAAAGTCAGCGCTCACCTCTGCCCATGTAACATATCCTTGAGCGCTGAGCCAAGGCCAGAGCTCACAGATAATGTATATGAGGCTTATGAGCGCTAGACGTGGAAGTGACCAGCTCACCCACTCTAGAATCTTCCTATCTCGCGCTCGACTCCTCACGCGCTTTGGGCCGCCAAGTCTCTTGGCTTTATCATTGCCTGGTGGTGGTTGTAAGCTCTGGATGTTGGAGCCCACTGCATAAATAGACTGAGGTTGACCCACGCCCTTGAACTTATAAAGACCCACGCAGATGAATCTTGTGTCTTTCGGTGTATGGTAGTTTGTCTTGTTCCTCACTGCATTGATAGCTTGCTGAGTGAGTAAGACCTGACCAGCTCCACAGATGCTCATGGTGCGCGCTGCGATGTTCTTGCTGATGCCCTCGAGCTCCACACGCTTAGCCCCCACGGCTGTCCATGTGTCATCCTGTTTAACTTCGATCACTGAGCCCCAGTGGACTCCTATCCTAGTATTGAGCTTAACCTTTTCAGGGATAGTAGCTTGATAGTGCAGAGCAAAGTTAACCGCGTCGATGGGCTTGTCAAAGCTCAACATGAATCCGTCTGACCGGTCTATCTCTCGACCGTCGAACTTATAGAGGAGTGAGCGCGCTAGTCTATCATGATATTGCAACCACACAGCGGCAGTCTTAGCACCAACGCGCTGAACAAACGCTGTAGAGCCTATGAGGTCAAGAAGCACGATGCAGAGTTGACGTTCTTTGAGGTCTACCATGATTGTCCTGTGGTGGAGAGTGGTGTAGTCTGTTGAAGCTCTCCTCAGTATATATTCACCTTACGGCCTAAACTAAACAGCTGAGGAGAGCACCTTCTAAAACTTGGAGCCTTTACCGCCTACCCTCACGCGTCTATCAGTGGGCGCTCTGGCTGTGTATTGTCTGTGATCAACAAGCGTATCTGACCAGTTCCATGTGATGCAGTCATATCTGAGCGCGTCAAGTGGGTCCTCGCGGCCATCCTTCTTAGGTTGCTCTTTATTATCCCAACCATAAGAGTAGATCGCCTTCCTGATGCTGTTACCTGTGGGGCGCTCGCCAGCATCCCACACCTCACGAGTGATCACGTATTGACCTCTTGAGAATGCTCGCTTAAGTCTCTGGATGCCGTTGAGCACATCAGTTCTGATGGGGTCTGTGTTAGATCTTAAGGGCATACCTAGGCCGATGGGTGGCGCTGACCTCATGGCCTTGAATGCTGATCTGCCTGTCTGGTCATTGCGCGCTCTACCTGCCTTGTCTGCGACGCCATAATCTAACCAGATGCGATCACCTGGCGCTGAGCTCCTGAGAGATCGAGGCCACGCTATGAGGAGGATGAGCCGCGCCAGCTCATCAACGGTGACCTCTGCTGGGTTAAGCTCAGCACAGATCACATCAACCCCCAGGTCATCATCATGAGCGATGATCAACACGCTAGGTTTTCTGAATCCCCAGTCTATAGCAATGCGCCCTGACATGCTCGGTTTATACTCCCAACCATTTATGACGTGGAGTTCTTCATTAAACTCAGAGTAGATGAGCCCGCTAGGTGGTCGCGGCTTGTTCATCACCATAGCCTCACGCTCAGCCTCTGGTAGTAGCTTGGTGGCCTCAAACCAATCAGCGCTGAGGTTAGCCTCATTTACATAGGAGGTGTACAGCATAGGAGCACAGCCCGCGCTCTCAGCCATCTCCACCCACCATGCACCGCTGACAGGTAAGCCCACGAGGATCATGATGGGAGATGGGCCAGCTCTGAGACGGCCTAGGGCTTTGTGTGCTACTTCTGATGAGAGGGTCTGGCACTCATCTATGAGGCACACACCAGAGGTCACATTCAGACCCTCGAGCGGGTTGTGTGTCGCGTCTCGCGTGCCTGGTCTATAGTAAGACCTACACCACACCGTTGAGCCTGTCTGAGAGTCTGCCCATTGGCGCAAGGTGTGGTTGTAGGTCCATCCCAACGGAGACAACCATTTCTCCATCTCAGGGAGTAGAACACTGTTATAACGTGGGTTCGTATCTGTGACAAGTAGGGAGCTCCTACCAGCGCGCCACTTACTCACGAAGAGCAAGCTAAATACAAGCGCTGAGGTCTTACCAGATCCCCATCCACATCGAGCCGATATAATCCGGTCCTCTCTGCGTATAGCGCCTAGGATATCCTGTTGTAGAGGGTTGAGTTCAATCGACAAAGATTAGACCCTCTGATGTGGCTGAGTATTTCGTGTGACGCTCTTGTCCCAAAACATCAACCTGTATCACGTTTACAATCACGCCTTGATCAACATCAAGGCTGTCATAATAGCAGACTGTCCAATCATCAGACCGGTCCTCTTCGCACACCTTATGATAGAGACCCTCGACTTTATAATATGTGCGCTCGCGAGATGGCTCCACAGACCATGACCTCTTAAGCTTAACTCTCACCTTCATCATCGCTGGCCTCCTCTTCTGTGTGGGTTAACCCTCGAGCATAGGCCGCATTGGACTGCTCGACCATAGCAGCAAACATCTCATCTGACTGCTTATGAGGATTGTTGACGTTCAGCTCAACTTCTCGCTTAGCTCCCCATCTCTCTCTAAATCTGCGTTCTAGAATCCACGCCCAGCCGCGCCAGTCTTCTTTTAAGGCTGTGGTCTTCTTTATATTATCAAGTATGACAGCCTCACTGAGTGTTATAGCCGCCTCTACTTCTTTAGTCCACTCTCCATCTTCACCGCTCTTTTCGATCCAATCATAGTATGTGCGTAAGCCAATGTTAGACTGAGCGCACGCGGCCTTGATAGTCATGCCTTCTCTGAGGTTGGCTAAGAGCTGTTCACCT